ATCATTGACAGCTGATAATCTCCATATTGGTTGGCCAATAGAAGCAGCTACAAATCTATTATTCTGATAGGAAATATATCCAGGGATGAAAGTAGATCCGCCAAAGGAAACATTATCTGGTAAATTTGGTTTAGTGAATGCACCGGTTACTGTATTGTAAATATAAATTGCCTGCTGATCACAAATAGCAATTTGACTCGAGACATTCTCATCTATGAAAACATCTCCCTTGAAAGTAGAAATTGTACCTACTCTATTCACAGCTAAATTAGGCGAGATAACATAGACACCATTATCAATCACAGCAATCATGTGATTGAAGATAGTACTCGCAAACAGTGCTCTTCCTTGACCAGCGGGAATGATTTCAGCAACTTCCATATGTCCCGCATAAGGAACAAGAAAACCATCTGAGATAATCATATTGAATGTCTGCTCAACTGAGATCTTAGGATAGCGACCAAAGACAGTTGAGCCGACAATATCAAGAGGAACTTGAGTAAATGTAGGAGAGCGCCCTTTCAATTTCCAGGCCTCCACCCACGACCAATATTGATATCGCCCCAATTAATTCCAGTCTCTCCACCAAGATTAGAATACTTAGTCAATGTCATATCTGGCGGACTTACATCAGTCATTGCTTCTTCGAGTTCTCTGAGTTCATCCATTGCTTGTGGCTGCATTGGAATGCCGTATTCAGAACAAATACGAAGTGCTAAACGATAGCGAAGATAATCAATGTAATATTCATCATAAGTAAGAAGTAAATCTTGTTCTAAAGTGACATTATCAAATCCAAATTTCCCCCAAATCTTTATCGGGTAATTTTGATCTGGAATGAAGTAGAGGAAAATATTGCTTCCACCCAATACTCTTTCAAAATGCCAATTGAAAGGAAGAGAGGTGATATTATCCACACGACCTGCGCCAAAGTAAGGACGACGTGAAACTGGCTGCGTTGAATAACGCACCGGACCAATATTAAATGTAAGAGTTTCTGGCTGTACCAATTCAGGTACGAAATATTCTTCCTGTCCTATGACTGCATTAAACTGATATTGCTGATAATAAGGAATCAATCTTGAGTGTGCTGATTTCAACGATAACAGAGCATTTAACCAAGTTAATCCATCACTAGTCTGCTGACCGCTTACTATTTCAAGTTCGCGAGAAACAACTTGTGATAAATTATACGCACGATTAATCAGCTCCGTTACCGTATAAGCCATATATCAATCCCTGATTCATAGCTTTATAATGAAACGTCATAACCTACTACTTTCATAGTAATAGTATCAGTACCACTATTCTTGTAGTTAATAGTAGGAGAAGGCACTGTAGAGATGGCAACTGTTTGCGCCAATACTTTTACATTATCAGTGAATGCTTGGCTAGTTACTTGCGCCGTAAGTAATACAGTGACACCACTAGCAGAAGCATTTCCTGGCTGAATAGTTAAAGTATCATTTGCCGTCCCTGATAAACTAACTTGCAACCATACTGGGATATTATTAACTAAAGGTACAAATTTAGTTAAATCAACTTGAGCTAACGTACCAGAACTAGCAGTAGTTCCAACTGAAATTGGAATATCATAATAGAAAGTTCTTACACCAATAGCGGAAGCTGACCAATAACCAACTAAGAAATGCGAACTGGAATCAGTAGTCATGTATCCAATCTTTCGATAAGAATCATATCCAAAAGGAAGCGCAGGGACACTTTGATTCAAAGATAAAATTGTGCCAACTGGCTGTTTATTGCTGGAATCGCCGATTACATATACCGCATAAACTTTGCTTGCTGCAAGAGAACCAGTATCCAACCCATTAACACCATTAATAGCTGCATTGAGGGAGGTGCTAGAGTTTGCCGTTCCCGCTCCTTCATTTAAAAAATCTCCCAATACCATATCAATAATATTATTTGAATCTCTACATTGACCTGCTGCAATATCAATTACGCTATTTGGGGTAGTAGCATCATTAGAGATTTGCAAACCATTAATATAAAATGAGGGTTGATTAACAATTGGGTCTAATTGAGACATATAATTTCATCCTTAAAATTCGTTTCAATAAGGGGAGATTTCTCTCCCCATTCCATTACATCGGGAATGCAATACGCATGGAATATTCTGGCACCAAGACCGAACCCCATGTCGCGTCATGAATCATACCCATTTGGTTCTGACCGAAGAGCGAACCATAAGTCATACGCATGGATACACCGCTATCTGGATCATATTCAGCTGCGGTCGGGAATGGATATTGATCTGGTAATTTTGGCATTGCGATATAAAGCGCATCACCACCAATTACTAAACCGCAACGATGTGATGGCAATGCTTTAACTTGCATGCCAGCAACAATATTGTTGTTAATGTTTTGTGTTCCACCCGGAGTTGATTGGAGAGTTGGGGTAATATTCACTACAACATGACCAGAACTATCCGAAGCAGCATTTGCTAAAGCTCTGACTTGCACAGGTTGGTTAGAAATAACATGTCCGATGAAAGTGAGATAACGCATATTTGGTTGGCCAGAAACATTATCTTGGAATTGCAATAAGTCTCCGGAGAAAATTGCATTTGCATCACTTGTTCCAGCGCCACTAAAAGTAATTTGAGAGATTGCAGCGCCAGTAGGATCATTGGTAGATAACACAGTTAAAGTCGTGCCATTTACACCAACATTACCAGACACGTGAGTCGGCAATAAGTTAGATTGATAATACATTACTGGTGGAGTACCAAACTCACCAACTTCCCAAGACATTGCAATGTCATTGTTACGAGTAGGTGCAAATTGATTTAACCCAGTACCAACAATCGGTGGAATGTTGACATCAGGCAGAATAACTTTAATGCCTTGATTAACGCTGCCAAAGTTTTTAAAGTTCGCAATCATCTGCGCTAATTGCTGATAAGAATTAATTGCTGTTACACCGTCACCAAAGAAACGGAAAGGACCTGATTCAGTATGTAATGCACCAGTCGGAACAGTTTGAGCATTTACAATGGTATTAACTGGAACAGCACTATGTGCATTCAATGCTAAATTCGATTCAATGAAAGCACCCATTTCAGCAACAGCAGATCGACCAAACATTTCCATGTAAGATTCAGTATCTTTCTCAACATTGAAAATTCTTTCTTGTGCAGTGAAAGCATAAGAAGTGTTATTAGCTTGGTCGCAAACAAGATTTTGAACACGTTGAACTGCAGGTTGGAATGAAGCAACTAAACCTTGCGCAGTCTGAAAACGTGGAGGCAAATCAAACGTGACAGTGCTTCCCAAGTTTGCAGTAATTTTTTCGAAGTCTTTAAATCGAGTATTCGCGATATTTAAAAAACAATTTAAGTTTTCCAATAACGCTAAGTTAGAACGTTGATACGTTTGTACTTGTTGAAGTACATTAGTAGGTAGAGCCATGTCTATTACTCCAAGTTAAAAAATCCATTTCTTAATTGGAGATAACGGCCTTACTGTTTCTTAAGCTCTCGCCCAAGATTTACGTCTTAAATCACGAACAGTATTCGAACCATTATCTGCGCCAACCGTGGAGGGCTTGACTTGACTTAATGGTTCATCTACAGAAGGTGATTTAGATTGCTGTTCATTTGTTCGAATTGAATCAGCAAGCTTTTTCATTTCAAGTTTGGCGAGATCGGGATTGATGTAAGCAAGTGTTGTTAGCGAGGCAACTTTGCCTGGGTTCCGTCCCAGTTCATACATTATATCCCCAGCATTTCCTTCGCCTGCCGCTAGTTGCACAATGTGCGGGTAATGTTTTAGATCACCTAACTTTGCGACAGTCTCGTCAAAATCAGAATATTTACCTTTCCCTGCACCCATTTGCTGTACGAAAGAATTCAAAGTGTTATGTGCTGCTGCCATCTGAGCTTGCTTCTGCGATTCATCCGCAATTAATTGCCGGACTTGATCTTCCGTGATCGAAGGCATTCCACCTAAGCCACCGCCAATTTGCGTAGATTGTCCGGGTTGCATTGGCTGTGCAGGCTGTTGAGAAGAGCCTTCTCGCAATCCTTTCTGATAAGCTTCATGTTTAATTCGGCCTACCAGCTCATTGACTTCACTTTGCTTCAACACCTTCTCTTGCGCTTCTTGCGCAACTTCAGGTGGTACAACAGGAGCTATATTCTGATGTTGCATCCCTTCGGCTTGATCCATAAGCCCGTGTCCCTCTTACATTGACTGTTGCCGTTGTCAGCGTATTGCCTCGATCCGCACTTCGAGTAAGCGACTATTTTACCGGATAGTTCCGTACAATCAGCCTACGCCCAGAATTTCTTCTGTGTCAATAGTGTTTTTCTTATGCTGCAACTGCATCTACAATTGGTGGTAAATTTGTTTCTACGGCTAGTGGTTCAGCAACATTTTCTTTAACAGGAATATTATGTACCATCACTTGCAACCAAAGAATTGCTTCTTCTAATTTAGTAAAAGCAATTGAACCGGGTCGTGAATTTTGGTATCGATCAATTATTTTAAAAACATTTTCAATGTTCTGAACAATTTCATTTAATGCCGGAATCTCGCTCACTTGTTTTACTGTTTCCATTTGTATCTCCTTTAGATTTAAATAAATTATCAATACGTTTGATTACTTCACGTTTGCATTCTGTGATATGACGTTTAATGCGCTCTTCCATTTCTTTTGCATCTTCCATTTGTTTTTTTTTCCTTTCTTTAAGTAAATCATCTGCAATTGAATGTTTAGGAGGAAACTGCAACTCATCCATTCGACCATAATAAGAAAAAGATTCCTTCATCCCCATACAATTCCTTTGCCATCACACGGAAGACATTTAATTATTTGAC